TTCCGTTGTTTCTTTGGTGTTGTAGATGATGAGAGTTCTTTTTGTGGTGGTTGGTGCTAATGATGTTAGATGTTTCTTAATCATTGATTCATGAAATTTTTCTGGGTAATTTTTAAGATAATCTCTAATCGCCTCAGCAGTATTTAGCAATTGTTCTTCTGTGTATAGTTTCATTTCCCTTTGTTGTTTATTGTTGCTCATTGTTTTATCTTTTTTAATAGTTCTCATTTAAATAATTTGCAAAGTCTTGAGCCCATTGCTCTTGCTCGTAGGTGGCAATCAATTCCTGGTCGAAGTATACTCGCCACTTGGGCACCATATTGACCCACGCCCGGATTACAACTGCTCTTTTTCTCATTAGTCAAACGATAAACCTTCTTCTTGAAGTATCTCATACAACTTATTTCGTGTATCCTTGAGCCCTTTATAATACTCATCGGGCATAGTATCGGGGGCGTACTTGGTCTGAGACCGTAAGTGTTGGTCTAATTCCCATGCTAGGTTGTACCACTTAGATGCTTTACTCATTAGGTCAAATTCTAATTGATCTTCGGGCAGAGAGAATTCAATAATTGCTTTCATATTGTTTTAGTTTCTTTTCAAGGCGTTCAATTTCTACCTTTAACTCGTCCACCTCTCTTTGTAGGCGTTGCAGTAAGGTCATTAATGTCTGAATGTCGTTGGGGCTCATAGCTGAATTTATGTTTGATTAAGTTTTCTGTGTACTCGTTAAAGTCTGGTATCGGTCTATCGTACTCAAATTGGTATGGCACAGCCTCAATAATTTCAGTCGAGGCAAATAAGTTGTTCATCAATTTTTTTAGATACATAGTGCAAATAAAGATTACAAATATAAAAGGTTAAATATAATAAAATAAAATAAGCAATTACTCTTTTCATTTAACTGATTTGATTGCTTTGACATAATTTGGATCTGTTGCGTATCTCCCATCAATATTACGGAGATAATTATCTTGAATGTGGATGTAGCAATTGATAGCATCTTTCCAAGTCTTATACTTAGCGTACACACCATGCTTACCCTCTACATACTTACACTTATGATAAGTAATACCGAATGGGTTGTGGGCCTTACGGGCTACATGACTCTTACAGAATCCACTCTCCACCTTAGCCTGTGCGATACAGATATTGGGCAATACGGCTCCTTGTTGTAATAGGTACTTGACCCACGCCTCCTCATTGATTGGAAGATCATCTTCTGGTACTGAGACCCAGTGTTTATAAATAATTTTGATATTTTCTTCTTGTTGTGCCAAATAAATAATTGATGCTATTAAACTTGCGAATGCGGTGATGATAGTTACATATCTCCATTTCTCATTAACGATGTGGACATTCATGTCCTGGTCTACCTTGATTTTCATATGATTAAGTTATTATCTTTTTCAAATTTCCATGTGTTCACTGCTGATTTCCAATTCTTCATTTTATTCTTGCCGATCATCCATCCCTTACTTTCGTAGAAGTTGTGCCATTTCTCAGCGTTACCCTTTGGGTCTCGGGCCTTCATACTACGTAGGTACTGTTCAACCTCCTCAATACTTGGCGGTTCAAATAGTGCACTCCGCATAAGTAAAAGAGCAATCTCTGGCTCCCTTGTCTTCCATGCTGGGCCGTGTAGCCTCTCTAGTAGGTGTTCAAATAGCAACTTTACATTTTTCTCCATGTGTCTTCATTATTGATTCGACTAATTTCTTCTCGTAACCAAAGCCCGGGGCACCTTCCATCCACGATGCGACTGTCTTAAGAGAGTGTATAATTGTTGAGTGATCCCGATAACCTTGGATTATACCGATATCTTTTAGGGTGATATTAGTGTACTCTTTCAGGCAGTAAGCTGTTACCTGTCTAAGAGTAACATGAGGTGTTGTCCTAGTCTTGGTAGCCATATACAATTCTGGTGCTACACCAGTTACCTCCTCGATTGTTTCCAATATAGATTCTAGTGATTCCTCATTTTGTTTCGTTAACAATAGCGTAGATGGGATTACTACACACCTTACTGATCGTGATGGCGTAGAACTTACCTCCTTTATTTCCTTTTCGTTTCTCATTTATTTCCTTTGCGATTTTATTATAACTGATTCCTTGTGCTCTGAGACCCATTATATATTGGACGGTCTCCATATCCTCCTGCACTACTACTAATTTCCCATCCTGATTACGGAATCCTAAGGGGGCATTGCCACAGTATGTCTTAAGATTCTTTTTTAAGTTGGCCTTAACTGAGCGTGTGTGATCACCAGTAACATCCGATTGATACTCAGCAAATACGGCCATCAAGTTACGCATAGCCTTACCTGATGAGCCAGACATCTCGGGTTCCTCGATAGAGAAGAACTTAATCTTTCTCTGCTCAAGTTCTGCCATGTGTACAATGTTATCTTTAAGGTTACGGGCGAAACGTGTTGAGTGCCATACGATAACAGCATCTACACCTCCCTTTCTTAGTCGACTAAACATCGATTGAAAGCCTGGTCTCTTGGTGTTTTTTCCACTATACCCAGCATCCTCATAAATATTTTCCAGTATAAAACCCTTAAGTCTAGCATACTCTTGGATGCGTGCAATTTGGTTATCCAAAGATGTACCCTTGTCTGCTTGCATATCTGTTGATACACGGATGTAACCTACTGCTTTCTTTTTCTTGTCCATTTCATAATCTTTGTTAAGTACTCACCCAATGATAATCCATTGACGGCACAATAAGTTTCTAGTAAGGGGAGCAAGTAAGGATTGATCCCCACAGTGATTGTCTTTTTCTTACGTGTGTTAGATTTGTAAAGAAGTCTCCTTTGTTTGCGTAGCATACCATCAATTCTAAATTCAAGGAGATTGATAGCGTCCAACTCATTGTGAAATTTATCACAGTACAACAGGTACGCCTCTTCTGGTACCTGAATGTCTTTGAACACTAAGTCATCGGTCTCAGATATAGATAGTTTCATCTTCTACCAAATCAAAATAACAATCGTAACCAAAGGCTTCGGTTAAATCCTTAGCCTCATCTTCATCATCCGTATTGACAAACCCCTCAATGGTGATGAAAGATTCAAGAGCATGAGCCCATATCCAAATCTTATCTTTGTAAGACTCATTGGCATAGTGATTCATAAAATCTAGAATGCCATTGGTGATAAATTGTTTGATGTCTATGCCATCCACCTCATTACGGATTTCATACGGTAGTGTGACAGCATACTGCTCGAGCCTCTTAGTCTTGTCAAACAGGGGTGCCCTGTACTCTCCATTTGTGATTATTTCGTCTATCATTTATATAAGTTGTAAATGTGTTCGGATATTATATTACTGATAAGTTCTATGATCTGATCCTCATTCTCCACGAGAGCATCATCCAGAATACGCATACACGATTCCTCTGTTTCTACAGCCCCATCAGGCAATTTCATAATGACATCATCGGCTGTCCACATAAGGCATAATGGAAGAGCCATCTGGTGCTCCTCTCTAAGTTTGGCGATATAAAATCCTAAGTCCATATTGTTGGTTTAATGTTGGTTCTGTGTGCAAATGTAGTAAAAAAATGTAATAAACAAAATAATTCACTAATCTTTATATATTCCTATGACCCCGGGATTTACCCACTGAGCAAACCATCCGTTCTTTTCAAGGAAGGCGACCAACTCTGTGCTTACACCTAGATCATAGTAGGTATAGTTTTCTGTCCAGTAATTGAACATATCATACCCACGTGAATCCATGACTGGTTCTTCCGCTGAGACGGAGAAACAATCGGGTGAGTTCTCTGTCCATCCATTGCCATCGGCCATGATTAACATTTTGGGGTACTTTTTTTGTAATTGTTTGATGATAGTTGCTTTGTTCATAGTTCTATAACGTGTGGTTCGGTGTAATAAAAGAAAGAGAATTGAGGTAGTGCAGTTTCTAAGGCTCTAAGGTAGTCATCGTGATCAAACCATTTGTCCTCATGTCGTTCTGCATGAATCATAGGTTCTAAGATTCTCTCGATTGCATCATCAGGTGCATCAGATACAAGGAGCATATCCTCCTCATTGTAAGCGGTCGTTTTAATTTGATATAAGTTCATAGTTTATTGTTCGGTTAGATTAAAGATTATTTTAGACATATTTTTTGGCTTGGTATTACTAACAGATATTACATCTCTAGCCCAAGAACCAATTAAATCATTATGTTCTGTGCGATAGTCTCCACCCCCTCTGCCATTACCTTCACAAGTCATAAGAGGCAAAGGATGAATTTTCCACCCATCAACTTCTGGTATTTCTTTTTTGTCTATGAATAAACCTTTTGAGTGATTAACAACATAACGATAGAAGTTTTCTTTGACCCATGGGCGAACCTTAGTCGAGTCCAAGCATCGATCGTGTACATTGGTCTTGCGTCTTTTACATTGATCAGCATAATCACCAGCCCATACTACTCTTTGGGGTGTCTCATCTAATAGAGTTTCAAAGGTTAATACGAATGGATTTTTAATCCAAGAGTGTTCCATTAGTTTTAATCCACTAGCATAATCGTGTGAATACATCCAATGTTTAATTGTTGTTTTGTTGTCATTCAAGATGACTGCATAATAATATTGTCCCATAGTTATTTTTAGTTAGTTTCTGAGGTTAAACTGTTTTCGTGCATTCTTTCTGATACATAAGCTGACATAAGTTCGTGTATCTCTGATACAATTGAATCGCCATAGTCCATAAAGAATTCATCTAGCAATTGTTTGCATCGAGCATCGGTGAGTTTTACATTTTGCTCGGGGTCTAATTTCCATTCGATGGCATTTCTCATGTCTTGTTGTGACCAGATAAGGCAATCGTCTGAGGCATGACCTGTCTCTGACATTAGTGTTTTAAATTCTGTAGTTATCATATGTTTTTAGATTTGTTAAATGCTTCTATTAATTCTTGTTTTTGGGTCTCAGATAATAAGGCGATAAACTCTGAGTCCATGTCATCAATAGATTCCCAAGATGAATCGTCTTCAATATCTGCTAGGAGAGTGTAGAAGAATTCAGTATCCTCCTGTATAAAACGGAATGCGTGGTATGAGGTGCATACATCCTTACTTACCTCTCCATTCTTACAATTGTACCACCCACCAAAATCACTACCGCACTCCTCGTACTCTGATTCGATTTCTAGTTGGTATACCTCAGACAACTTACGAAAGAACTCAGATACTGGAGACCATGCAGAATCTCCGTTTAGTACACCACTCGTCTCACTTTGTCTTTCCCAATCAGCATGGAACCATCGTGATCCAAATACTTCGTATGAGATACCTTCCTCGATTGGTTTACCTAGCACAGCGAAATAAGTTTCCCACCATAAGTGAGATTGTTCTTTGTTTGCCTCTTCAAGACGTAACTCAAAGAGGTCTAGCATCTCTTTACTACCTTCGATTGATGCCCAGTTGTAACAATTGTTTGCCATATTTGTTATTTATTTGTTTTTAGTTTCGTACATTCTTTTAATTTGACTGCGTAATTTTGGGTGCTGACATAAGTCCTCAAATGTATAATAAACATTATCAAAGCCATAGGTTACGAGCGGTACTAATGTTCTTATTTGCCATAGGGTTTCTTCTTCAAACTTTAAATGGGCACCCGAGACACTTACACTTATATAAAAGTCTGAATCGCTTCTTCTATCTCTACGTAAATTGACTAGCATACTAGTGCTACGTATCCCATCTTCATGAGTACACCACTCCGAACTTTTGCTGAGGTACAATCCCATTGCATCGAATTCTTGATACAAGGCACCAAAGTTCTCATCAAAGATTGGTTCTACTGCTTTGAACACGGCTTCGTTGTGTGCTTTAATTCTTGAAATCTCTTTCTTTTTACGGTGAACTGACTCCATAATTTCGTCAACTCCCAATAGGGATTTGGTTTTTGTACGCTCAGCTGTTTCGTTGTGGTTAATAAATTCGGTGATGAGTTGATTAATTAAATCTTGTTGGTTTAAGGTTAAGTTTGCCATAGTCTTTATTTATTAAAAAGGTTCCAAGTTAATGATTCGTCCGTAGTGAGGTCGCAAGCAATCTCAATATTATTTAGTAATGTCCATGCCTCATCGCTGACTTGACTAGGCTCATGGAATTTATCTACAAGTTCTTTGATGTAGATAAACTTTCTAATTTCTGCAAGGTCATCTTGAACCATTGCAAGACGATGTTTGAGTTGTTTCTTTGTGTTTTTCATAGTGATGAGGTTTGGATTTTACCAATGGTGGGTTTGTCTGATTTGATTGGGGCGATAAGTATATTTTGCTTGAGAACTACAAGTTCAACGCATTGAGTTCGCCAATCATTTGAATAACTACCGACTAATTTGAGTGCTTCTTCCCTTTGGGTCTCAGATAAGAAAGACGAGAAGTGAGCAAAATGAGATAGGGCATCACCGATGTTCTGATACCACCTGAATGCGATTACTTGTGAGTCCCAAGAGACTTGTGCTTTAGATAAGTTTATCATATTTGTGATAGTTGATTAATATTCGCTATACTCAGTTATCTCGCTGTAGAATTTGACTGTATTCTGGTAGGTGCCAGTGCTCCCCTCTTTTAACTCACCACGAGAGGGCACCTTGTTACCGTATGTATCTATGAAAGATACCTTAGGGAGCATACAAGCACCACTTTGTAGGGATGACATGGCAGTGCGACCTACCGAGCCTTCCATCTTCCATGCTATACCTGTATTGATCCATTCTTGCAGTTCAGTATACCCATACTCATCTTGCATCTTTTTAATTGTTTTCCAGTTCATATCTCTACGTTAGTTTCGGTGATGTTACATTGTTCTAGTTCTTCGGTGCAGATGTCTTCCTGAGACATAGCATCAAATAATAAGTGGGCTTCTTCCTTACTATTGGCTTCCACTTCGAATGTGGTGCAATAGGTACGCCACATGGTAATTACATAAGTTTCTTTCATAGTCCTAATCCTTTATTAATTGCGTTAAACATATCTTTTTCTTCTTGGTCTGCTCTTACTACAAACCCAGTCTTATCTTTCTTGGCTTGACCTTTGGCCTTAAGACCTAGGATACCACCTTTAATGTCGAGCATTAAATCATCCCTAGAATCACCATCGTATACCTCATGCCCGTGATAGTGCGTTGGCATCTCATCGAATACCATAGCCACAATACCTCCACTTGCAAGGTGCTCCATTGCTTCTTCGTGATTGGTCTCAGACCTACTAAAAGTCACCACATACCTATGACCCGAGGGGAGGATACGAGACCCAGCCTTTTGCAATATCTTAGTATAGTCATAGAACACCACATTGGATGGCACATCAGTAGAAGCAATTTGCTCCACCAATTTGATATCAGAGGTACCATTAAGACGAACAGCTAATTCTCCATCTGTCTTACGGGCTTTCTTAATCACCTCAAGACGTAACTGCATAATAAAGGTAAACCTATCGTTTACGTAGTAGTTACTTTTATTTCTACGAGCAGATTGTACATTGCTGAATGCACCCATACCTGCTGTGTATAGGCAAGATGCTAGGCACCCAGCACTAGCCTTAGGGCATAGGTTAATGCCTTTGTCGTTTTGTGTAGATGGAGACAGATAAAGGATTACAGTCTCTCTTAAATTCTTTTTGGTCTTGGCATTAGAATCGCCACTGCTTAATAGTTTTGTCATCTTTGTTCTGTTTTATACTCGTTATACATTCTTACTAGTTCCTTGGGTGTTTCCCAATCGTGAGGCCATAAGTTATCTATCTCACGCATCAAATCCGCATTTATTTTTGTGCCATAGGCATAGGCATCTCGCCTATCAAGGAATAATTTGAATGTCAAATTGTTTCCGCACTTGAATTCAAAAGCATATGTTACCATTTTTTTTAATAAACTAATTCTACAACATCGGTTAACTTGCCATCCCAATACTCACCATTAAGGTACCATAGACCTTTACTTTGTCTGATAGATACATTTGGTATACCATTGAGACGTTCTTTGGTAGTTTGACTAAACCA